TATCGACAGCGGCGAGGTGACACTTTCAAAGTATGAGCTTTCACAGTGGAGGCTTATGCACATAGGCGCACAGCCTGTTCCGCCGTCACTTATTGCACGCTGGAAAAAGGTTTTCCCTAACCACAAATATGACACTAACTATGGTCTTAGCGAATCTATAGGTCCCGGCTGTGTACACCTTGGTGTGGATAACATTGACAAGGTAGGCGCAATAGGCAAGGCAGGCTTTGGCTGGAAGGTCAAGATAGTTGATGATAAGGGCAACACTGTAAAGCGTGGCGAAGTGGGCGAGCTTTGCGTAAAAGGTCCTGGAGTTATGACCTGCTACTACAGAGATCCAAAGGCGACGGCTGAAACTCTCAAAGACGGCTGGCTTTTCACTGGCGACATGGCTCAGGAGGACGAGGACGGATTTATTTACCTCGTTGACCGCAAAAAGGACGTTATTATAAGTGGTGGAGAAAATCTTTACCCTGTACAGATAGAAGACTTTTTGAGAAGTCACGACGCTATCAGGGACGTGGCAGTAATTGGATTGCCTGACCAGCGTTTGGGCGAGATAGCGGCGGCAATAATCGAACTAAAGCCAGACCACCCATGCACAGAGGAAGAGATAATGGCGTTCTGCCAGAAGCTTCCGAGATACAAGCGTCCGCACAAGATAATTTTTGCAGACATACCGAGAAACCCGACGGGCAAGATAGAGAAGCCGAAGCTCAGGAAGATATACTGCGGCGAGAGCCTTGTGGCAAAGCAGAATCACGGATAAAAAAAGTAAAGAGGGGTAACGAAAATGGGACGAGAAGTAGTATTTGCCAACATACGAAAAAGAATGATAGCAATGATAGTTGGCGGTGTGATACTCACGCTAATGGGTGGATTTATCTCATTTGCGGCGGTAGTAGCCGGTGAATACGGCGTATTGATACTTGGACTTTTTGCGCTTACGCCTGGTGTTATTTTTCTTATATTTGGTACGTCACGTAGGACGCACCCTGAAAAGAGCGGCATATTCAAAGCCAATCCCGATCTTTTACAGCAGGCTGACGAGCTTTACGCCAACATACAATATCAGGACGATCATATTATCGTATCCGACAGGGTGCTTGCCAACAAAAAAGCGCCATTTCAGATGTGCTGGCGAGAGGAAGCCTACGGCATTTACCAGCACACAGCGAGTATGAATTTCATCAGCTACACCAACGAGATAATCGTCTGCACGAAGCACAAGAAGAATGTACTGCATTTTAACGTATATGCCAAGGGCAAGGACACTGCCATGGGGCTTATGCAATTGCTTTCCCAATGTTGTCCCAACGCAATGGTAGGCTACACTCCTGAAACGCTTGCATATGTTAAGGATATGCAGAGGCGTGCTCAGCAATAGATAATGGACAAGCTCTTTGTGCTTAAATTTGCACAAAGGGCTTGACTTTTTTTGTGATTACTTGTATAATAGTATAGTTGACACAAGGAGATGTACCCAAGTGGCTGAAGGGTCCGCACTCGAAATGCGGTAGTACGGCAAAACCGTAGCGAGAGTTCAAATCTCTCCATCTCCGCCAAACGAACAAAAACCACCGTAAATACGGTGGTTTTCTTTTGTGTACACGATTTTTACACGATTGTGTTCAATATCTTCACCGCACGTTCTTCCTCTCGTGGGTAGAGGTGCGAGTAGGTATTCCATGTCATTGATATGTTGGAGTGACCTAAACGTCTTGCTATCTCCTGAATGTTTATGCCCTCATTGGCGAGCAGGGAAGCGTGGCTGTGACGGAAGTCATGAATACGGATACGTTTGACACCTGCCAAGTCTGCAAACTTCTTGTTGGTCTTTTCAAGAGACGTGTCACGGATAGGACGCTCACCGCCGCAGATGTACATATCATCACTGAACTTTGGCACTGCTTTCTTACAGCGTTCGTAATGTTCGGACAGCACTGCTCTTAACGGCTCTGGTATCTGTATCGTCCGTATGCTTGGCTTGTTTTTTGGCGGCGTGATACGATCACCGCCTTTGAGCTTCTGAGCAATGCTCTTGGTGATGGATATGTAGCCGTCTTTTATATCCGTCCATTGCAGGGCGTATATCTCGCCTTTTCGCATACCCATGTAAAATGCTATATTGAAAAATACATAGTAGTTCCATTCGTACATTGAGCCGCCGTCCTCTGCGGTCTGAGTATAATTCTTAGCTGCCGATATGTATTTCTTGAACTCGTCAGGCGTGTAGAAAAGCATTTCTTTCTTGGCTTCAAGGGGCGCTTTGAAGTTGCCTGCGGTTATAACGGGGTTTTTCGGAATGTATTCCATTTTCACAGCATAGTTCATCATTGCACGAAATTCGCCGTAAATGTTCTTTCGAGTGACGATAGCCAATCCCTGTTCTGACAGCTCCTGTTTCCACTTCTGCACCATTGGTACGTTCAGATTATCTATCCTAACGCTTTCAAAGGTGGGCAGGACGTTCTTTTTCAGTATTCTTAGGGACTTGTCCAGTGATGTTTCACGGACCTCTGAACACTTGGCGGTGATGTACTCCGTGAATAGCTGTCCGATAGTCATTTTTGGAGCTATCTCTTTAGCATTGATCTTTTGTGTAAGCTGGATTTCAAGCTGCTTAGCCGTCTCTGCACCGAACGTCACACGGTCTATCTGATGAGGCTTTCCGAAACTGTCCGTATAATTGACACGCACACGATATTTTTGCAGACCGTCTTTTCTGATGTTCTTTCCGTTTTTGTCTGTCATTTTGTAGATTGGCATAAATATTCCTCCTATTCTTGACACTTCCCCGAAAGTGTGCTACAATAAAAGGGCAAAATTCGCCCTTTCTTAACGGGTTGGGGTGTGAATTTGAATCGAGCTGATACTGTCAATATCAGTTCACCTGTCCTCTGAGTGCTGTCAACGCTCGGAGGACTTTTTTTATGATTTTATTCTGTATTTTCTTGGTGTACGAACAATGATAGTTATCATATCATTCTCGTTTTGCACTATATCAATTACTTTCGCTTTAGTTATTTTGGAAATTGCTTTCTTCTTTGCTTTTACACTCTCGATATCATCTGCAAATTTTAATTTAAGGGTAAACGATAGTGTTTTGGTATCAGTATTTATATCTTCTATTCTTGAATAAATTCCACACTTTTCGAGATAAGCAACTAGCATTGTAGATGAGCCGGTCAAATAAGATCTGAATAAATTAAGCTTATCATCAAATGACTTTTCTGTTTTATCAACCATATGTGAAAGCGTATCTCTGTCCAACAGCTCTATATCATTCACCTGTGCAAGGTGTTTGGCGGGCTCGGTAAAATACTGATTTGTCATAACGGCACCTTTGTCACATTGGTAGTACGCAAGTCCGCCAACAACTTCTTGTATAGGTGTGTTGTCGAGTTTGTGATTGTATCGCTTGCATTGTATTGCATATCTGACCTTGTCTTTTTCTGCAATGATATCAACGCCAAAGTCACCGGAGCTTCTTGTGACCTTAACGTGTTTGTAGCCGTTGGCTTTCAGAATATCAGCACAGGCATATTCAAATTGGTGTCCGTCCATTTTATCAAGTTGTTTCAAAGTATACTTTCTGTGAAGCTTGCGGTAAATGGTGCAGACCATGCTTATGAATATGATAACGCCGATCACGATAGCAACTACCATAAGGTTATGTTTGGCTCGCTCGGATATGTGAGTTCTAATAAGGTCTATGATAAGAGCGATTATGCAGACAAATATCAGATAGCCGAATATAGTGGCAATGCAGCCTGGTTCTGATTTGCGTTTCTTTGAGGACATTCTGTCACCTCTGTAATTTGAATTATAATTAGTTATTGTTTCTTATTACGGGGTCTGTAAACATAGCCCCTATTTTTCTTTTGTATAACCTCATCAAGAGCGTAAGCAAACTGTCTTTTGTATTTACTTAGTTTAGGGTCATTCAAGATTTTTAAATAGAAATCTTCTGCCTTGCTTATATCCTCTTTAACTAAAATGTCACCGATTCTAATATAATCAGCGGCATTTGAATGATCGTCAATGGCAATGCACTTATGCAAACATAAAATGGCTTCCTGATACTTATATTCCTTTTCATAGAGCGTTGCTAAATCGGAGTAGATAGACCACCTTTTTATACAGTGACAATTTAACTCTATATCCGAGTACTCAGACAAATATTTTTCAAAATAAGAAATAGCATCTCGTCTGAACTTTGCACCCTGCCACAAGTAAGCGTAAGCAACGCCAAGAATATCAAAAGGCTCGGTAGAACTTTTATATTTATCGATTACCATAGCGGCTAGTTCGTGCCGTTCCTTACCAATAATAGCGTAGTTGTCGGCAATTATTTGAAGTGCGTTTTCGTAAGTTTTCATTTTGTTGTTCCATTATGTCTACATTGTCTCGACTTCTTCGAGAGCGTCAAAGCTGAAAAAGTCACCTCTGACTATATGCTCCATTTCGTGAGCTATAGTCTTTTTTTGTTCCTCATAGGATAGCCTAGAGTTTATGTATATATTATAAAATCCGTCAGAATCCATTGCTGTCACTCCCTTTACCGATATGGGCAAAGGAACGTATCTAATGCAATAATCCAATCTATTCACTATCCTTTTGCATACGCTTTAAAATCTCAACTGTAGCTTCTATATCCTCTTTGGTGACGTTCTTTGACACACTAAAGAGGATCTTCATTTCTGGTCGTGTTCTCAGCTCATCTATTATATCTCTTGTTTCGTCATCAAGATAGATAGGCTCGTTGTGTGCTTCGACCTTGATATTATCTTCACCGTTCAACAAATAATCAACAGAAACTCCGAAATATTCAGCTATCTTTGATAGTGTATCTGTAGATAACTTCTTTTTTCTGCCTGCTTTTAAATCGGTTAAAGAGCCTCTGCTTGCACCTGTTTCTTTGCACATTACTGTTACATTTATATTTCTCTTTTTGCACAAGCTTTCAATTCTATTGTACAATTCTGACATAGTTACACCTCATAATTTGTGTAATATAACAAAATTACGCAAAAGAGTAATTTTCACTTGACAATTACGCAAAAGTGTAATATAATACAGTCAAGGCAATACGCAAGAGCGTAATATTTGTATCTGGTAAATATATTATATTACATTTAAACGTAACTGTCAATATGTAAAACACATATTAGTGTGAATATTATGCAAAGGTGGTGTTAATTATTAGTGAACGCAAAAGACCGCTGACTGAGTACGGCGTGGAAGTCAAGGTGCGACTTGTTAAGCTCAACAAGACACAGAAGTGGCTCATTGAGGAAGTCAAGAAGCTTCTTCCTGAAACTTATCTCGATACATCAAACCTGTATAAGATAATGACGGGTGAGATAAAGTCAAACAAGATTGAAGCGGCTATCAATGAAGTCCTTGACATTAATTATACTCAGAACACTGAAAATGTCAACAGCTAACAGTCCGATTGAACGGACAGAAAAAGAGAGGGTGAGAAAGTGGAACAGAAAATTACTGCTATTCCAAGAGGATGTGACAGTGCCAGGGTTGAGCAGGTGATCGTAACAAGAGCCTTGAAAGGTGCAGGAACAGAAGATGACCCCTGTAGAGAGGTCATTCAGTATTGGACTCTTGACGGAGAGCTGATTGTAACAAGATCACAATATGAGGAGGGCAAACGTTGAATTTGAAAAAGATAGCGTACTATCTCGGTATTACGTTGTGTCTAGCAAGTCCGCTTGCATTCGGTATATGTATGCTAATAGGGCTTGACAACACAATTCCGTTGTCTCTCATGATAACTAGCAATGTTTGCAGGATATGTTCGCTGGAAGCAGAAATGACAGAAAACACAATGAGGAGGGACAAAGCAATGAAACTGTACAAAGTAACAACAGTAGACCAGTATCATTATAAAAGGGTGTTCACAATAGCCGCAAAGAGTCAGTACGAGGCTCTGACAAAGGCAAGTGTTAGTTTCCATGAGAATGTCTTGACAATCGAGGAGGTGAGATAAATGAGGTCACCGGACATTGAAACGGCAGTGCGGCTGTACTACGAAAAGCCCGAGATAACCAATGCGGATATCAAGGCACTGTTCAGCACAGGTGAAACGCAGACTATCAAGATCAAGAAAGCGGTTAAGGAAGAAATGGCAAAGCGCGGTGTGAAGTCATGGCTGCCGCACTCGGTCAATACCGAGATAGCCTACGAGGTGTGGGGCATTGATATCGACAACTTCGAGAAAAGGCTTAAAAAACTCCGCACGCTTTACGGAAAGGACGTGAGAAAATGATAGCCGTACTAGAGGTAATCAGATGTGCCGCAGCGGTAGCGCTCTTGGTGGTGCTTACAATGTATGTAGCGTACAGGTGGTATGTAAGCGTAAAAGAAAATGCCTACGAGGAAGCTGAGGAGAGCATAAAGCGTGCGGTAAGAGAAGCAGGCAAACCCGTGGTCAAGGTCGAAGTTGAAATGAAAGGAAAGTGGTAAAATGGCGTTGATACTGCTGATAACAATAGCTGTGCTTGCAGGGATAGATGTAGTGATGTATTTTGTGCTGAGCGTGGTGGATAGGCACTTGGAGAAACGTTTTGAGAAAGAGGAGGATAACGATGATAGTGATGAGAGAGGTATTTAAGAGGGACAAGCCCCTTGACAACGGCAGTGGAGCGGTCAATATCTGCGTGTTCCATTCAAATGTCAAGTCTGACGAGTGCGGTGCGCTGACAGTAACGCCAACGAAGGACTACTGCCGCAGATGTGTATTCTACAAGACCCGTGAGGACTTCGACAGAGGGCTTGGTGATGCCGCAAGGTCGCTCCGTGAGAAAGGGATTGAACCTGTGAAGAAGATGGACTATGACGGCAAGCAGTATATGAGCGTACAGCCGATAAGGGAGGAATAAAGATGAATAAGGAATTTACAAACGAAGATATCATAAATGCGGCGAAACATTGTGCGACAAATGCTGACTGCGATAACTGCCCATTTTTCGCAACTTTGGAAATTGAGGGTTGCATTGAAACTTTCACACGATACATAGTGAACAACACAAAAAACGAGCCTGCACCTGCGGCAACAGGCACAAGCTCGGAGGTGGTATCAAAAGATACCAGTTCAATATTACACCTTGATGATAGCACAAAAGCAGCGATTTGTCAAGCATATGATACCGCAGACAAAGCCTGTACAGATATACTCGATATCTACGAAGGAATGTCGGCATGTGAGCGTAGAGCTTTTGATATCGGAGAAGTGTACGGAAAAATATGCAGCACAAGGGATAAGCTTGAAAAGTTGAAAGGCGGCGACGGCAAATGACAATAGATGAATTTAAGCTGAAACAGAATCTGCCTTACGAAGCGAAGGTACGTCACGCAGAGATCAGAGCTTGGGAGTTCTACAACAAAGTGTACGGCGATCTTAACGCTACTTGTCACGTTTCTGTCGGAGGACTTGATAGCATTACACTTCTTGTGTTTCTTCGAAACATAGGCATTGATGTTCCTGCCATAAGTGTGTCTATCTTAGAAGATAGAGGAAACCAAGAGATACATAAGCAGCTGGGTGTTACATCTATAAAGCCATATATGAGCAAAACGCAGGTGCTCAATCAACTTGGCTTTCCGGTCGTGAGCAAAGCCAAAGCCAATAAGATAAGCTATCTGTTGCAACCTAATGCGGACAAACAGACATTTATTCACGCAATTATGACAGGTGATATGGGCGAACAGGGTGGCTTCAAGCACTCCGATCGCATCAAGTTGCAAGATAAGTGGATAAAGCTCTTTGGCGGTAATTATGCGCATATGCGACCTGATCTTGACATACGACCTGTACCAAACTTCAAAGTATCGTCAAAATGTTGCTACTATATGAAGGAAAAGCCTTGCGACGATTGGGCAAAAGAACATAACAGCTATCCATATTTGGGACTTATGGCGTCAGAAGGCGGTCAAAGGGAAATGGCACTAATGAAAAACGGCTGCAACTATTATGGTAAAACTACAACACGAAGCTGTCCGTTTGCTATATTCACGAGGCAAGATCTGTTACAGCTTGCTCTTGACCTTAATGTACCCGTTCCAAGAGCATATGGAGAGATTAAACGCAAAGAAAATGGTGAGCTTTACACTACGAGAGCGCAGCGTACGGGCTGTTCAATGTGCGGCTTTGGTATACATATGGAGCAGCGTCCTCACCGCTTCGATAGGCTGCGTGAAGATAATCCTGCTGAATGGGAATACTGGATGAAACGCTGCTGTAAAGACGAAGACGGCACAGTTTATGGCTGGGGACGTGTGCTTGACTTTATAGGTGTTGAATGGAGATAACGAGAGGAGCGAACTAAAATGTCAGTAAAAATAAACTCACTTGAATTTGAGAACGTAAAGAAGATAAAAGCCGTGCAGCTTGAGCCTGCAAAGAATGGGCTTACTGTTATCGGCGGTAAGAACAGGCAGGGCAAGACCTCTGTCCTTGACGCTATCGCTTGGGCACTTGGGGGCGATAAGTACAAGCCGTCCTCTCCTCAGCGTGAGGGGTCTGTTGTCGAACCGCATTTGAAGATCACCCTCGATAATGGTATCGTGGTGGAGCGTTCGGGCAAGAACAGCTCCCTCAAAGTCACCGACAGCACAGGCAAAAAAGGCGGTCAGCAGCTTTTGAACAGCTTCGTTGAACAGTTCGCACTTGACCTGCCTAAGTTCATAAATCAGTCGAGCAAGGAAAAAGCTTCAACTCTGCTGAAAATAATCGGCGTGGGCGATACGCTCTATCAGTTGGAACACAAGGAACATTCACTCTATGACCAGCGTACCGCTATCGGCAGAATAGCTGACCAGAAGTCTAAGTTTGCAAAGGAAATGCCTGTGTACGCAAACGTTCCTGCCGAGCCTGTTTCGGCTTCGGAGCTTATCAGACAGCAGCAGGATATACTTGCTCGCAATGGTGAAAATCAGCGTAAGCGTGACCAGAAAGAATACTACGAAAAGCAGTTGGAGATTGCTAAGTCTGCCTATGAACGTGCAAAAGCAAGCTATGAAGCGGCAGTGAACAACTTCAAGCTTGCAAGCCTTGACGCACAAGACCTTGTGGACGAAAGCACAGCGGAGCTTGAAAAGAATATCTCGGATATCGAGGAGCTGAACAAGAAGATAAGAGCAAATCTCGACAGGGAGAAAGCTGAGATAGACGCTGAGGACTACCGTTCACAGTATACATATCTCACTGAGCAGATAGAGGACGTAAGGCAGGCTAAAACTGACCTGCTCAAAAATGCCGACCTGCCCCTTGAGGGGCTTTCAGTTGAGGGCGGAGAGCTGCTGTATAACGGGCATAAGTGGGACAGTATAAGCGGCGCAGAACAGCTTATCGTCGCTACTTCTATCGTGAGAAAGCTCAACCCTGACTGTGGTTTTGTACTGTTGGACAAGCTTGAACAAATGGATACCGACACCCTTGATGACTTCGGCAAGTGGCTTGAAGCACAGGGCTTGCAGGCGATAGCCACAAGAGTTTCTACAGGTGACGAGTGCAGTATCATTATCGAGGACGGCAGGTCAATGGACAATGATAAGAATGATAAGGAAGAAAACACAGAAACGAAAACTTGGAAAGCAGGTGCATTTTAATGTATGAGATAACATCAGGAGTTGTAAGCTCCGCACAGAAAGTCGTGATATATGGTCCTGAGGGCATAGGCAAATCCACCTTTGCGGCTCAGTTCCCCGATCCTGTATTTATTGATACTGAGGGCAGTACAAAGAAGCTGAACATCAGACGTTTCCCTAAGCCAACAAGTTGGGAAATGCTCAAAAACGAGGTAAAGGAAGCTATGAACGGCAGGCTCTGCAAGACCCTTGTCATTGATACATTTGATTGGGCTGAACAGCTTTGCATTGAAACTATCTGCTCGGCACATCAGAAAAAAGGCATTGAAGATTTCGGCTACGGCAACGGCTATGTTTACGAGAAAGAGGAGATAGGCAAGTTTCTTAATCTCTTGCAGGAGGTAGTTGACAGCGGTATCAACGTTGTACTTACAGCTCACGCTCAGATGAGAAAGTTTGAACAGCCTGACGAGCTGGGCGCTTATGACCGCTGGGAACTAAAACTCGGCAAGAAAACTTCTTCTCAGATATCGCCTCTTGTGAAAGAATGGGCAGATATGGTGTTGTTTGCAAACTACAAAACATATGCAGTAGCTGTGGATAAGGACGGCAAGAAGTTCAAGGCTCAGGGCGGTGACCGTGTTATGTACACCACACATCACCCTTGCTGGGACGCTAAAAATCGTGACGGACTTCCGTCTGAAATGCCTTTTGAGTATAGTGGTATAGCTCACCTGTTCACTTTCAGTGGGCAACACAGCAACGGTTCCGCTACAGTTGCTACCGCAGTAGCTGTTGAAGATGCCACGACAAAAAAGCCTGTACAGACAGAACAGAAAGCAGACGAGCCAAAAGCTAACGAGCCTCTTACTGATCTCAGCGGCTTTGAGGACGTTGCACCACCACCTATCGTTATCCCTGAGGGCATACCGAAAGCACTTGCAGACCTTATGAGAGCCAACAACGTAAGCGAATCGGATATACGTCTTGTGGTATCTCAGAGAAACTATTTCCCTTATGATACCCCTATCACAAACTATCCTGACGACTTTGTGCAGGGCTGTTTGATAGGTGCTTGGGAGCAAATGCTGCCGCTTATCAGAGAAAATCAGAAAGTACCATTTTAAAAGGAGGACAACACTATGGATAATTTTATGGAATACGGCTGGGAAGATGAGATAGTCAACGAGGGTGGGGACTTTGTCCTGCTCCCTGAGGGGGACTATGACTTCACCGTCAGCAAGTTTGAGCGTACAAGATACGAGGGGTCGGCAAAAATGCCGTCCTGCAATATGGCAAAGGTCACATTCACCATTTGGGGTGCAGAGGACAGCGTGGAGATAACAGAAAACTTCTTCCTCTGCAATAAGTTTGAGCGGAAACTCTCAGCACTTTTCCTGGCTCTCGGTCTGAAAAAACACGGCGAGCCGCTGAAAATGAACTGGAACGCTATCACAGGCAAAAAGGGCAAGTGTCACGTCTACGTTGACAACTACAAGAACAAGGACGATGAGGAAAGGCAGTGCAACAAGATAAAGAAATTCTATGCCTATGACGAGAATGTGACTACCGTTCAGCCTACTCAGACGCAGACACCGCAGTATAGTCAGCCTGCTCAGACAGGTGGCTGGAAAGCCGGTGCGTTCTGATGATGAATTTAAGACCATATCAAAACGAGGCTAAGCTTGCTATACTCGAACAATGGTCTGAGGGAATAAACAAAGTCCTTGCAGTTCTGCCGACAGGAACGGGAAAGACAATACTTTTCTCGGCTGTTACGGAAGAATGTGTGCGGCAGGGTAAGCGTGTGCTTATCCTTGCCCACAGGGGCGAGCTGCTCGACCAGGCGGCGGACAAGCTTATGAAGTCAACAGGGCTTGGCTGTGCCACCGAAAAAGCAGAGCAAAGCTGTTTAGGCTCTTGGTATCGTGTGGTAGTAGGCTCAGTTCAGACCCTTATGCGTGAGAAAAGGCTCAAAGGCTTTTCGGAAAATTACTTCGATACCATAATAATTGACGAGGCTCATCACGCTATCTCAGACGGCTATCAGAGAGTGCTTGACCATTTTCCTGAAGCTCAGGTACTTGGTGTGACGGCTACACCTGACAGGGGCGATATGAAGAACTTAGGCTCGGTGTTCGACAGCCTTGCATATGAATACACCCTGCCGCAGGCTATCAAAGAGGGCTATCTTTCACCTATCAAGGCTATCACCATACCGCTGAAACTTGACCTTTCAGGAGTATCAACGCAGGCAGGAGATTTCAAGGCAAGTGATATCGACACGGCACTTGACCCTTATCTTTATCAGATAGCTGATGAAATGCTCAAATACTGTAAGGAACGCAAGACAGTTGTGTTCCTGCCGCTTGTCAAGACCTCTCAGAAGTTCCGTGATATCCTTATCAGCAAAGGGTTCAACGCCGCTGAGGTCAACGGAGAAAGCACAGACAGAGCGGAGATACTTGAAGCTTTCGACAAAGGCGAATACAACGTGCTGTGCAACTCAATGCTCCTCACAGAGGGCTGGGACTGTCCGTCAGTTGACTGTGTTATCGTGCTAAGACCAACAAAAGTGCGTGGTCTTTACTGTCAAATGGTAGGCAGAGGCACAAGGCTCTGCGAGGGAAAGACAGAGCTTTTACTGCTCGACTTTCTGTGGCACACAGAACGCCACGAGCTTTGCAGACCTGCACACCTTATCTGTCAGAATGAAGAGGTCGCTGAGAAAATGACCGAAAACCTTGCCAATGAGGCAGGCTGTGCAGTGGATATCGAAGAGGCAGAAAAACAGGCAAGTGAGGACGTTGTGGCACAGCGTGAAGAGTCTTTGGCAAAGCAGCTCAAAGAAATGAAAACACGCAAGCGAAAGCTCGTTGACCCTTTGCAGTATGAAATGTCAATACAGGCTGAGGACTTGTCCTCTTATGTTCCTGCTTTTGGCTGGGAGTGTGCTCCTGCTACCGACAAACAGAAGGCAAAGCTCGAAAAGCTGGGCATTTTCCCTGACGATATAGACAATGCAGGCAAGGCAAAGCTTATCCTAGACCGCCTTGAGAAACGCCGCAATGCAGGACTTACCACTCCAAAGCAGATAAGGCTGCTTGAAAGCAAGGGTTTTGAGCACGTTGGCTCTTGGAGCTTTGACAGCGCAAGCAGTATGATAGCTCGTATTTCTGCCAATGGTTGGAGAGTGCCGAGAGATATCGACCCGAAAACATACACACCTGAGAACTAAGGAGAAGTGAATGGATAACACAAATTTGCTTAAAATGCTTGAATACATAGACCCTGCAAGCTGTGATTATCAGGAATGGGTCAACGTGGGAATGGCTCTCAAGCACGAGGGCTATTCCGTGAACGATTGGGACAGTTGGTCGAGGTCAGACAGCCGTTATCACAGCGGTGAGTGTGAACACAAGTGGCAAGGCTTTAACGGCAATGCTCAGCCTGTGACCGCAGGAACTATCGTGCAAATGGCAAAGGAAAGAGGATACAGCCCCCATGAGTTTAAGGCATACGATTGGGACGGCGAGATAGTTGCAGAAGAAAGCAGTCCCCTTGTAAACGGCGGTGAGGGCATACCGATCACCGAGCCTGCCCAATGGGATCCTGTCAAGGAGATAGTCACCTATCTTGAAACACTCTTTGAGGCAGGAGAGAACGTGGGCTATGTTACGCAAACGTGGGAAACAGAAAAGGACGGCAAGACCAAGTATCTGCCCACAAAGGGCTGCTGTGACAGGACGGCAGGGGAACTTATCAAGAGGCTTGGCGAATGTAACGGCGACATTGGTGCGGTGTTTGGCGACTACAAGGAAGAAGCCGGAGCGTGGATACGTTTCAACCCTCTTGACGGCAAGGGCGTAAAGAACGAGAATGTAACAGACTACCGCTATGCTCTTGTTGAAAGCGACAGTATGCCAATAGAACAGCAGAATGCTGTGATGAGAGAGCTTGAACTTCCTATCGCTGTGCTTGTATACAGCGGTGGAAAGAGCGTTCACGCTATCGTCAAGATAGACGCTCCCAACTATGATGAATACCGCAGGCGTGTTGATTTTCTTTACAAGGTCTGCAAGGAAAGCGGTCTTGACATAGATAAACAAAACCGCAATCCCTCACGTCTTAGCCGTATGCCAGGCGTTATGAGGAACGGCAAGAAACAGTTCATCATTGACAAGAACATAGGCAAAGAAAGCTTTTCAGAATGGAAAGATTACATAGAAAGTATCAATGATGATCTCCCTGACCCTGAGAGCCTGAGTGCTGAGTGGGATAACCTGCCTGAGCTTGCACCACCACTTATTGACGGCGTTCTCAGACAGGGTCACAAAATGCTCATTGCAGGTCCGTCAAAGGCAGGCAAGTCTTATGCACTTATCGAGATGTGCGTGGCGATAGCTGAGGGGGTCAAGTGGTTTGGCTGGCAATGCACCAAAGGAAAGATACTATACGTCAACCTAGAGCTTGACAGAGCATCTTGTCTGCACCGTTTTAAGGACGTGTACACCGCCATGCACCTAGAGCCTGAAAACCTCAACAGCATAGACATATGGAACTTGCGAGGTCACAGCGTACCAATGGACAAGCTTGCACCAAAGCTTATACGCCGAGCAAGCAAGAAGAATTACATTGCCGTGATAATAGACCCTATCTACAAGGTCATAACAGGTGACGAGAACTCAGCAGACCAAATGGCGCACTTTTGCAATCAGTTTGACAAGGTATGCACAGAGCTTGGCTGTGCGGTCATATACTGCCACCACCACTCAAAGGGAGCGCAGGGCGGTAAGCGTTCAATGGATAGAGCCAGCGGTTCAGGAGTATTCGCCCGTGACCCTGACGCACTTCTTGACCTTTCAGAGCTTGACATTTCAGACAGCCTTTACAAGCAGCAGGAGGACGAAACTGTTTGCCGTATCTGCGAGAACTGGATGAGGAGATTTTACAGAAATACTGATGATCTTTGTTCACAGGACGATCTTGTTACGCCGTCAAAAATGCTGGAGATAACGCACAAGCACCTGCACCCGAACTCATACAAGCTTATGATGACCGACATAGACAAGGCTAAGCTTGCAGTAAGAAACCGCACGGCATGGCGTATAGAGGGCACTCTGAGAGAGTTCCCGAAGTTCGCTCCACTCAATATGTGGTTTGATTATCCTGTTCACAGAGAGGATACTGTGGGCGTGCTTAAAGACTGCGAGGTAGAGGACATCACACCGAATTGGAAGAAGAATCTCAGCAAGAAGAAGACCAATGAGGACCGCAGCAAGGAACGCAAGGAGAGCATTGAAACAGCTTTCAGCGGTGTGCAGGAGAACGGCAAGTGCCGCATTTCTGAACTGGCGGAGTACATAGGAAAGAGCGAAAAGACCGTTGGAAGATACCTCAAAGAGCATGGTGGCTTTTGGATAGAAGAGGGAGAATGCGGCTTAAAAGCTCAGCAGACAGACAAGACAAAATCGAATTTTTGAACTTTAGACAGACAGGAAAAAATCGAAAAAGTGTCAGGACAAAATCGAACTTTTTTTCTTGTCGGACAATATCGAAAATTACCGAGTTTGTCGGACGGACAGACAAAGTATATTAT